GCCTTGGGATCTTTTAGGTATGGAAATGTAATTCTAAGTGAAGCAATAACACTTTCAGGACAACGAATAATTCAAGAATCCGCATTAGTAGCAAATCGTCATATAAACTCTGTTATGCGGAGTGAAGTAGAACTATAAAAAAATAAAATGAAACATTTACAAGATACTCCTTGGTGGATTTGTGATCCTGAAGATACTAATTATGTAGCGTATTCTGACACGGATTCTATTTACATCCACGCTGAACCTTTACTTAGACATTTATATCCAAATTTTGAGGAGATGCCTAGTGAAGAAAAGGATAATAAATTAGAAGATATAGCTTTAAAATATCAAGATATTATTACTGACTCTTACAGTGATTTAGCTAAGAATTGTTTTAATGCTAAGGGAGAACATAGGTTAGAAATGAAAACCGAAGCAGTTATTAGATCAGCTTACTTTAGGGCAACTAGAAGATATGCTCAGTGGATTACTAAACAGGAAGGTATAGTGAAAGAATCACTAGATGTGAAGGGGTTAGAATTTAAAAAAGCAAATTTCCCTCCTGTTTTAGGTAAATTTTTCCATAGTATGCTTATTGACGTGTTAAAAGGCACACAACAACCTGAAATCGATGCTCGTGTTAAGGAATTTAGGAAGCAGATATTAGACGGGACTATACCATTAACTCAACTGGGAAACCCAACATCAGTTAAAACCCTAAACAAATACACAGAACGTAAGGCTAGAGCTGGAGAGTTATTTACAACAGTAGCTAAAGGAGCACCTGCTGCAGTTAGAGCAGTTATCAGACATAATGATTTGTTAAGATTTTGGGGGTTAGATAATAAACATAGTGCTATTACTCAAGGTGATAAGGTTAAATGGATTTATTTAAGACCAAACCCATACCAAATTGATGCAGTTGCTTTTTTAGACTTTGATTTGGCAGATAAAATTCGTATATTCATTGAAGAATATGCAGATAGGAAAAAGATTTTTGAATCTATCCTATTAAATAAGGTTGAAGGTTTCTATAACGATCTATCGTGGAATCTTTCGTTAAATCCTTATCGTGAAATGTTTTTTAACTTATAATAAATAAAAATGACAAATAAATTAATAGTTCAATCAATAATTAACAAGTACTATTTGGGGTTAAATGAATCCGTTAAATGGGTTATAGAAGACTCTACTTTAAATATTGATTTCATGACACCTACTAAGGATGTTATTGGGAGTGTTTCATGTGATAATTTTGATTTAGAAGATTGTAAATTAGCTATATATGACACTAAAAAATTACAAAATTTAATTAGTATATGTAGTGGGGAGTTATTGCTAGAATTAACAAAAAACAACGCTTTAAACACCAAACTCAAAATATCAGACTTAAACTTTAACTTAACCTATGCTTTATCAGACCCTCTACTAATTGGTAAAGTTGGAACTGTAAACGATGCTGAGTGGGTTGTTGAAGTAAATCTAGAAACTGAAGATGTAAGTAATTTAATTAAAGCCAAAAGTGCATTGTCAGAGGTAGACAATATGATAGTTACCACTACTACCAACTTAGATGATGAAAACGTTGTTGAATTTGTATTTGGAGATGAATCCGGACATAATAACAAGATTGCTTACCAAATGCCAGGAGATATTAAGGAGGAAAATATAAATCTCCCATTCAACTCAGATACATTAAAAACTATCCTTCAAGCAAACAAAGATATGGGTGGGGGGAAATTATACTTAAGTTCAATGGGGTTAATGAAATTAGAATTTTCCAACGAAGGAATATCTAGTGTTTACTTTATGGTAAGGAGATCTGAAAGTGAATTTTAATAGAGAAAATATTTTACATACGTATCACCATAAGAATAAAATCAAGTAGCTAGGGCACGTAAGTTTTATTCAAAATTAAATTAACTGGGAACTTAGGTCCCACAAATAAAAACAAATGAGTACATTATTTAACGAACAGTCGAAATTCGACTTATTATTCCGTAACCTATTCAAGGCAGACGGAAATTTTCAACCAACTACGTTTGAAAATAAACAACCACACCCACTAGATATTTATTACGACAAATACGGGCTTCACTTTGACATAGCTTGTACTGGGTTAACTAAAAAAGACATCAAATTAGAAATTGATGGTGATCTTTTAAAAATCATCTATGATAAACCTAATGAGGAAGATGAAGATTATAGTGGTTATATCTATAAAGGATTAGCTAAAAGATCTTTTAATCTAGGTTATAAAGTAGCAGCTAAATTTGAACTTGAAAGTTTAGAGGCAGAAATGAAAGATGGTTTGCTCCATCTATTTGTCCCAATTGCGGAATCTAAAAAAGCAAAAACAATCAAAATAAAATAAAAGTATCCACAAAATAGCGTGTCCTAGCGCGATTTTATTCGTATATTCACGGAATAATGGGGGATACAAAATCCCCACTAAAAATTAAAAGTTATAAAACATGAGCCACACTATTATCAGAGACGAATCCATCAAACCCTTTTATATATCCAAAGACCAGTATTGCTATACTGTAATGGAAATAATAACCCCAGATAAGAAAAATCTTGGTAGATTTGGAAATAAAGGAAATAAAAATGCAGGGAAGGATTATGAAAAATCTATAGGTCACTATAATACCTTAACATCAGCTTTAAGAAAAATTTCTAAAGAAAAGATTGATAATACAAGGGATTATGATTCTATTAAAAGTTATATCCAAGAATATGAATTAATAAAACAACAAACAGAAAAATTATTAAATAAAATAGAAATATGAAGTTAGAAGCAATGTTTGATGCGGTTATAGTTAAACCGCTAAAAGAAGAAGAAACCATGTATGGAAACATAATTGTTCCGGATTTAGGTAAAGATAAAAATGAGCATGGGGAGGTTGTAAGTGTAGGGCCTGGGAAATTCTCCGTCACTGGAGACCATTTCTTAGAAACTAAAGTTAAAATTGGGGATGTAGTTGTACTTCCAACAATGGGTTTTACAAAATTAGAACATGAAGGTGAGGAGTATTTTGTAGGACCAGAGCAACAAATATTAGCCTTAGTAAAAAAATAATTAAAAAATAACATGAAAAGAGAAGTAAAATTTGGAGCAGAAGCCCGAAAAGAGTTAATGGAAGGTATTGATACACTCGCAAATGCGGTTGTAAGTACATTAGGACCAAATGGTAGAAATGTATTAATTGATCAATCCCCAGCACCACCACAATCTACAAAAGATGGTGTAACAGTAGCAAAGAATGTTGTTGTTGATGGTTATATTCAAGATTTAGGAGTACAAGTAGTAAAAGCTGCTGCTACTAAAACTGCAGACAAAGCAGGAGATGGTACAACCACTTCAACTTTACTAGCACGTGAAATGATTAAAGCTGGATTATCTCATCTTAATAATGGAGCGAATGCAACTGAAGTTAGGAAAAGTATTGATAAAGCAGTTAAAGAGGTAATTGAAGTATTAAGAGAGAATTCTGAAGACATATCATCTGAAGACCAACTTGAACAAGTAGCTACAATATCAGCAAACAATGATCCTGAAGTTGGAAAATTAATTGCTACTGCAATTGAGAAAGTAGGTAGAGATGGTGTAGTACATATTGAGGAAAGCAAATCAGGTGAAACTTATCTTGAAACTGTAGAAGGAATGCAGTTTAACAGAGGTTATAAATCACACTTTTTTGTTACTGATAATAGTACTATGTCTTGTAAATTAAATGATGTTTATGTTTTAATTGCAAATCATAGTTTTACTCAAGTTAAAGAACTTCTTCCTATACTAGAACAAGTTTCAGCAACTGATAAGTCTTTACTAATAATAGCTGAAGACATTGAAAATGAAGCATTAGCAACTTTAATTGTTAATAAAGCTAGAGGTACTTTAAAAGTAGCAGCAGTAAAAGCTCCTGATTTTGGAGACAGAAGAAAACTTATCTTAGATGACATAGCAGCAGTTACTGGTGGTGTAGTATTCGATAAAGATAAGGGTATGAAACTTGATAAATTTAGTTGGGATTGGTTTGGACAAGCAAGAGCTGTTACTATTTCTAAAGAAGAAACTACAATTGTAGATGGAAAAGGTGAAGAAGAAGCTATAGAAAAAAGAGTATCTGATTTACAAAACCAAATAGCAGAATCTAGAACTCCATTTGAAACTGAACAACTTCAAAATCGTTTAGCTAAAATGGTGGGTGGTGTTTCTATTATCCATGTAGGTGGGTATAATGAAACTGAAATGAGAGAAAAGAAAGATAGAGTGGATGATGCCTTACATGCTACAAAAGCAGCACTTGAAGAAGGTATTGTACCTGGAGGTGGAGCAGCTTTACTAGCAGCTCGTAAAGGTATAACATTAGATAGTATTGGTGCTGACATTGTATTTAAAGCATGTGGTAAACCATTCGAACAAATTCTAGTGAATGCTGGTCTATCATCAACTGAAGCTCAAATGATAGGGTTTGGTTTAAAGAAAAATAACCCTTGGTTAGGTTATAACATTAAAACTGAAAAAGTTGTAGATATGAAAGAAGCAGGTATATGTGATCCCGCTAAAGTAACTAGAACAGCTTTAGAAAACGCAGCCTCAGTTGCTGGAACATTACTATTAACAGAGTGTGTTTTAGTCCCTCACCCAGATGCTGAAGAAGCATCACAACCCCAAGGGATGTATTAATCAATCCCCAAACAGTCTAAGGGGGGATGATTTTCATCCCCCTAAAGATTATGTTTTTACAAGTTATAAAAATAAAAAATGGAAACTCAAATTCAAGAACATACAGAATTAATAGCTGTAAGAGAAGCCCCAGGGGATAGATGGAAATTAACTTCAGACGGACCTGAAGGAAAAATCCACCCAACACTTACAGATGTTTTAGAAGCATATCTTACTAAAACTGGATTTAAAGGATCTTATAGGTTAGACCCAATGAATAGTACCTTATATGCTATACAATCAAATGAGGTTGAGATTAAAGAAGAAGAACCTAAGAAATATGATTTGTATGGTGAATTAAATTGGAAGCAGGGCGCTTAAGATTTGGAGAATTAATAATTATTTCGTATATTTAAGTATGATAAAGAAAGAACATACCCTCCTTGTGGAGAAATTTAGACCCTCAACCTTAGAAAAGTATGTGGGGAATGAGCATATTAAAAAAACTATATCCCAATATTTGGATCAAAATGATATCCAGAATTTTATATTCCAAGGCCCAGCTGGTACCGGAAAAACTACATTAGCTAAAATTATAGTTAAAAATCTAGATTGTGATTATATATACATTAATGCAAGTGATGAAAGAGGGATTGAAACTATAAGAGACAAGGTGTCAGGGTTTGCTAGTACAATGTCATTTCAACCCCTAAAAGTTGTTATATTAGATGAAGCTGATTTTTTAACAATAAATGCTCAAGCCTCATTAAGAAATGTAATCGAAACTTTCTCAAAAACCACTCGTTTTATTATGACGTGTAATTTTGTAGAGCGTATTATTGATCCTCTACAATCACGTTGTCAAGTATTAAAAATAGTTCCACCTTCTAAAAAAGAAGTTGCGAAGCATATAGCTTGGGTTTTAGAAGAAGAAAAAACAGAATTTGAAGTAAATGAAGTAGTAACAATTGTCAATCAATTCTACCCAGATCTACGTAAATGTCTTAACACAATTCAGCTATCAACTCAAAATAATAAACTTACAATTGATAAGTCTATATTAGTATCATCTAATTATATGTCTCAAGTGATTACAGAATTATCTAAATCTAAACCAAAATGGAGAGAAATTAGACAGATTATAGCTAATGGTAATGTGAGTGATTTTGAGGAGTTTTATCGTCATCTATACGATAATGCTTCAACCTACCTACCAGGAAATGAAGGGATAGTTGCTATCTATGTTAACGAGTATAGCTATCAGTCTAATTTTAGAATAGACAAAGAAATTAATTGTATGGCTTTAATAGCAAAATTAATAGAATTAAAATAATAATAAACAAAACAAAATAAAAATGTCAGAAGAAAAAAATATGAATCTCAATGTAGATTTAAAAACTACCTCCCCAATTGAAACACCAGAAGGTGGAGTTGTATTTCAACAAGGAGTAATTTTAAGAAAGGTTTCGAAGTTTCTTGTTGGGGCCGATGAAGACGCAGTAATGCCTATCCCTATTTTTTATGATACTGTGAGTGGTAAAATACTAAAAGAAACACTCCCTGCAGAACTTAGAGAAGAATATGCAAACCACACTATTTAATGTCTAAAATCGAGGTAAAAAATATTTTTGGTTTTTTGGAGGAGATAACAGTAAAAAAATCTCCTCCAGAAAATTTCTCACAGAGTTCGTGGGATAAGTGGAATTCATATATGGTACATAAATGGATTTCACAAAATGCGGAGTATATTGACATTGTTAACTATGTGCAAACAATGCCTCCCCAAAATAAAGAACAAATTTATTCAATATACCGAGAATTGATTCCTAAAAAGAAACAATGGAATAAATACGTTAAAAATCAAAACAAAAACACATATCAAGATTTATCACCTTACATTGTTAAATACTTTGAATGTTCAGTTGGAGAAGCAAATGATTATATTGATATTTTAGGTAAAGATGTTATGGGGATTTTAACAGGGATGGGAGTAGAAGAAAAAGAAGCAAAGAAAATAATTAAAAAAGCAAAGATATGAGTAAATTAAAAAATATGCTTTACACATCAGCAGTAGCTGATAAAGCAAAAGCATTATTAACTTTAGAATTACTAGAGGAAAACCCAGCAGGTATTGGAGATCATTCAACCGGAGATTTTTATAAAAATGCTGAAGAAGCACTTTCAATGTTAGTAGATGCAGATGATAGAATATCAGCAATAGATAAATACTTAACTAAAAAAACCTTACTTTAATGAGTTTAAATGAAAGAACAAATGTAGATTCAAATATTAAATCCACAGTTGAGGATTTTGAATCAACCTACCCCGAATTAGCTAAAGAATTTAGTAGAATTCAAGAAGAACAATATGAGTTGTTTGCTGGGAAGATGCTTGATTATGGTTTAGGAAACATTGCTTTAGGTTCTACTCTTACAGATAAAGAAGACATTCAACTCTCGTTGACGGGGATTTGGTTGCGTTGTAATGACAAGATAAACCGCCTAAAAAACATGTTAAAACGCGAAGGACGCAGTTATGTTAATGACGAACCCATGATCGATAGTTTTATCGATATCTCTAATTATGGTATAATAGCCCAATTAGTGATGGGGGGTAAATGGAAAAAATAATATTTTGGCTAAAAAAAAGAAATTACCTCAAATTGTAAAGGATATAAGAGCTTATAAACCTGAAGAGATAAATTATGCTTTCCAGAAAAACATTTCTTTCTCCCAATTATCAATGTATAGAAGCTGTCCTCATAAATGGGCTTTACAGTATAAAGATGGGAATAAGTTCTTCTCATCTACCATTCATACAGTTTTTGGGACTGCCTTACATGAAGTCCTTCAACATTATTTAGATGTAATGTATGATAAAAGTGCTGCGGCGGCTGATAGAGAAGACACTATTACTATGTTTGAGGATGCATTGAGAGAAGAATATACAGTTCAATACAAGAAAAACAATAACCAACACTTCAGTTCATCTGAAGAGTTAAGGGAATTTTTTGAGGATGGGTGTAAAATAATCAAAACCTTTAAATCTAAACGAGGGGGTTATTTTAGTAAAAAAGGGTGGTATTTAGTTGGATGTGAAGTTCCGATTGTTGTAACACCTAATAATCGTTATAATAACGTTAAATACATGGGGTATTTGGATGTCGTAATGTACCACGAACCTACGAATACATTTAAAATTATAGATATAAAAACATCAACTCGTGGGTGGAATGATAAGACTAAGAAGGATGAAAATAAACAATTTCAATTAATTTTATATAAACAATTCTTCGCAGATCAATTCAACATACCATTAGAAAACATCAGTGTAGAGTTTTTTATCTTAAAACGTAAAGTCTATGACCACCCAGATTATACAATTCCAAGAATACAAACCTTTACCCCAGCATCAGGTAAAGTTAAATTAAATAAAGCAAATAAAGCATTAAGCGAATTTATAGTAGAAGCATTTAATAAAGAGGGGTATAAAGATAAAGATTACTCTCCTACTCCTAGTAAGTGGGACTGCACATTTTGTAGCTTCCGTGATATGCCTAAATTATGTTCAAAATCCATTAAATAATAAAATAAAATGTCAGAAGAAAAGAAAAAAGTACTTACGAGTGTGAAAGTGAATAGTGATTTATTCCATGAATTTAAAATAGAATGTGTCAAAAGAAAATTCTCATTCCAAAAACTCTCCGATAGAGTAATTCACCTATACCTCACAGACCCTGAATTCAGAAAGATGGTTACTAACCATACTAACTTGGAGTTGGGGGAAAAATAAATTATATTCACAATATGAAAGAAGGTTATTTAAAAAAAGAAGATAGGAAGAAAATCCTACTCCTTACAGATGATATTAGAGTACACTCAGGTGTAGCTCAAATAGGAAGAGAAATGGTAATCCATACTTCCCACCGTTATAACTGGGTTCAACTAGCAGGAGCAGTTTCCCATCCAGAGAAAGGTAAGAGAATTGATATTTCTCTAGATAATAATAAACAAGCTAATATTGATGATTCATCTGTAATTTTATATCCTACAGATGGATATGGAAATCCTGATGTATTAAAAAGTATTATTGAAATTGAGAAGCCTGATGCTATTTTCTTAATTACTGATCCAAGATATTTTACATGGCTTTTCCAAATGGAAAATCAAATACGTAAAAGTATTCCAATTATCTATTTAAACATTTGGGATAGTATGCCAGCACCAATGTATAATAAAGAATTCTATGAGTCTTGTGATGCTTTGTTTGGTATTTCAAAACAAACTGTTGGTATTAATAAAATAGTTTTAGGTGAGAAAGCAGAGGATAAAGTTATTAAATATGTTCCTCATGGTTTAAACAATAAAATATTTAAACCTATCTCTAAAACAGATAAAGATTTACAAGAATTTAAGAAATACATATCAAGAGGTAAAGAGTATGATTTTACTTTATTATTTAACTCTAGAAATATTAGACGTAAATCAATTCCTGATACTATCTTAGCATGGAAATTGTTTATAGATAAATTACCTAAAGAAGAGGCTGATAAGTGCTTATTTG